ATTAAGAAGCGAGTCGAAAAACCCCAAGTGAAGTGTGGTGACGTAAAAACCCCACTTGAAGTATTCATCAGGAAGAATATGCATGGACCTGAGGACCTACAGGTGGTGAATGTCAACAAGGATAAAACACAATTCATAGCACTCACAAACTCCAATTACTGTGAGACGATTAAGGGAATGCATGAAGATGTTGTGATGTCCTATTTGATCAAGGGTAAGGAAATAAAGCAAAAATGTCCTCGTTGTAAGAAAAACACTTCAAGAACACATTGTTTAACACCAGACATTATAAAGATACTTAAACAGTAGTGACTTATAAAAGTTAAAATGATTACTCGTTCAGGACGTAAGATAAAGAAACCTGAGCTCTTTGTACCCACAGAAAAGGATATCGTAGATGATTACAGTGCTGAAGAACATGACACAGACTTCGATTCTGAATTGGATACAGAGGATGAAGAGGATTATTCTTCTGAAGAGGGGGATGAAGATGCGGATGAAAATGGAAATCTCAAGGATTTTATCGTGGATGATGCGAGTGAAAGTGAGTCAGAAGATGCTTAAAAAAAAGAGCGCTATAATTAGAAAATGGAAACTGATATAGGCAACCCCATTGAGTATAATCCCACTATGGATCCTTTAAGTAATGATAAGAATGAAGAGTCTGTACAGGAGGAACAGCCATATTATATGGACTATCCTGTACAGCCTCCAATGTATTCACACCCACCTCAGAGTGATAAATTCGATTTATTCGAAAAAGTCGATAAATCTACATGGATCATCGCGTTCGCAGTATTCCTTCTAGGCTTTTTTATGGGGAAAACCATGCAGCCAGTGATTCTCAGGTACACCTGAGTAGGCTACAAACGTCCCAATATCTCCATATATAGGCTTAATATTCCCATTAGAATCCATTTTAATAAGTGGAGATGGATACATAGGCATAATAAACGCATCATCTGTATCTTCTATAAATCCAGCGGTAGTACTGGCTTCCTCTTTAGGTTCTATTTTGTTTTGTAATTCAAATGATGGATTAAAAAACAAAATAAAAAAAGCACTAACCAGAATTATTGTGACAATAATTCTGATCATTTTGTTTATTGTATAGTAATATTATTTACGCGGATTCCTCTTCCTCCTTGACCTCATCAAGTTTGGCAGCAGCTTCACGTTGCTTCTGGCGCTCCTCAATTTCAGCGGCGACGATTGAATCCGCCTCCTTGACAAGTTCTTCCATAGGGGTGTCAGGCTTGTCCTTCTTGAGACGCTCGAGAACCTCAGCGGGGTGGGAAATGGGTGGCTCATCAGCTTTGGTGTAAAACTTGGAGTTCTCATCACCTGGAGTGTACTGGTTGGTCAATGCCGATTTACGTTCTTGGAACATACGAGCGGCTTGAGACTGGTTCTCCTTATATCCAGACATGATCTCCTCGAGTTTCTCGTTGGTGTAATGCACATCCTCAATCTTGTTGGGATCGGGGGGAATCAAGAGCCACTTGTACATATCAACGACATAGATGTCAAACGTGGGATCCTCCTTCTGAAGACGTTTGGCATGGTTGGCAGCCTCGTCACGAGTACTGAACGCACCACGGATCTTAATACCAAATTTATCATTCTTTTGAGGCGCCTCGGGACCAATGATGGAGAGGCATGCAAAGACTTGTCCGGGAACGGTGGTATAGTCGGTTTCAAGAGACATTATATCTATTTTAGTACCTATAACTTTAAGCTATTGTTTGTGGAAGTGTCACCTAAAGAAATCAATCTAATAATTACATAATGAGAACTGGTGGCTCAGGTGGTGCAAACACGAATGCAAGTGGAAAACCATTTGAAGAATGTTTCAGACCTAATGGCACGCATATCATCGGTGGTAAGTCGTTTACCTATATTCATCAAGACCAATTTGTTGAACATATGAAGGAACTCAAAGATCCTTATTGGCAACACAAAAAGAAACCAGATGGGGCACTCGTGAGTGAAGATAATAAGACCCTCTTCATCATCGAGTGTAAACATCAAATTGTATCTGGTTCAGTTGATGAAAAAATCCGTGGTGGACCATGTCTTCTCGAGGAATATAAAAAACTTTACCCGAGTGTCGATAACATTTATATGATGTTCATCGTGAATCATTGGTGGTTCAAACAAAAGAAGTATGAAATTCCTATCGAGTTTAACGAAAAATTTGGGATACCAGTATTTTTCGCAAAGCAAATTGATTCGACGGCGTGGAAAATTCATATTCAAAAAAATAATAATAAATGGACAATGTATCCCGCCTTTTATGGTGTCGATGAAGAAGTTATTTTTGAATGGATGAAGCAACGAGTACTTCAGTCGTCATAGATTCCGGGTTTTTACTGTTTATAGCCCGTCGAGCCTTTAGTTCTTTTATAGTGTAATCAGAAAATGCATTTGTCACCTTATTCACATTCGCATTACTCATGACAAACTCCACACCCGATTTCTTAGTTAAATCAAATAACTCATCATGGTCTTTTTCCCCAAATCCATCTTTCGTGTACCCCACGAAGGATGTTTTTGTCTCAGGTGCGTATGGTGGGTCGAGATACACAAAGTCACCTTCTCTCATATTCTTGAACGCTTCCCTAAAATCGCATTGTTTGAAGTGTACATCCTTTATGAGTTTGCTCACTTGGGTCAGTTCACCTACTGTAATCATTGCAGGTGTCTTCTTATAGTGTCCATAGGGTACATTGAACCCATTGGGTCCCTCTCGGTATACACCACGGAAACACATTTTGTTTAAAAATATAAAAGTTGCTGACCGTTTAGGTGTTTCTTCCTTTTCAGTATTGAATTTCTTTCGAATCCAGTAGTAATAATTCTCTTTTGATTTCATGGCTTCTTCTAGGGTTTCAGGTTTACGGTTAACCTCCACACCTTTACAATTTTCATATTCCTCATACAAGGTTTTAAGATGACCATGAACATTTTGTGGTTGAGATTGTATATTTTTGTAGAGTGCGATGAGTGAACCGTTAAGGTCGTATGCACATATTTTACCACTTACCAAACCCCTCGACAACACAGAGAGAAGAACGCTCCCACCACCCACGAAAACTTCATGATAATCCTTGATTTTTGTTGGAAATGAACCTAAGACATCCTCAATAATTTGAGTTTTACCACCAACCCATTTAATGAACGGCTTCATATCTTAATTTGAAATTAAAGTTTTAAGCTCTTCTGTACAGATGGAAGAGATTCGGAAGAATCACAACGAAGCAAAGAGAAATCTTATCCAGTCTGTATCCCAAAAGGGACAGCATATTCTCGATGTGGGTTGTGGTTTTGGTGGAGATCTTCAAAAATGGCATAAGTGTGGGGTCAATATAAACATGTGTGACCCAGAGCCATCAGCCCTAGAAGAGGCTCGTGTGCGCGCAAAAAATATGCACATGCGTGTTAACTTTTATGCAGGTGATATTCATGACTGTCCAAATAGAAAGTTTGATATAGTGTGTTTCAACTTTTCACTACATTATATATTTGCTTCAAAGTCCCTCTTTATGAGTTCCATCAAAGAAATCAAGAAGCGTATGAAACCTGGTGGGTATCTTATCGGTATCATTCCAGACTCGGAGAAAATCATATTCAAGACACCCCTAGTCGATGATATGGGTAATTTTTTCAAACTAAAGGAGCCCGGAAATGGTGGGTTTGGTGAGAAGTTGTTTGTACACCTCACAGATACACCCTACTATGCAGATGGACCGAAGGCTGAACCAGTAGCATACAAAGATCATCTCGTGACACAATTAGAAGACTTGGGATTTAGCCTGCAACTTTGGGAGGGTCTCAGAGGAAATTCAATTTCAGAACTCTATAGTAAATTTATCTTTGTCTATAATAGATGATAGCCTTTCTCATACTTTTCGTCATAAACCTCTTAATACTTCACAAGACCCAAGAACCCCAGCGATTGATAGAAATCAAGGAGAAGTATCGCATCCTCAGGGAACACCTAGGTGAAACGAACAATGAAAAGTTTCACATGTTGACACGGTGTGTCCCAATCACCGGTATCTTACGTATGAAAGATGGGGTGGGTTACAACACGAACAAGGGTGGAGAGATAGCTGTGTGCTTGGATGGTGAAGCGAACGAGATCTTCCACGTCCTGATTCATGAACTGGCACACTGCACCGTGAAGGAATATAGCCACTCAGATGCGTTTTGGAACAACTACATAGAACTTCGGGACATTTGTGTGGGACTTGGTATATATGAAAAAATTCCCAATAAGACGGAGTTCTGTGGTGAGCATGTTCAGGATAAATAATCTCATTGTAAATTAAATGAAGACACCTGTGAGTGTTCTACTCATGGCTATTGCGTACTGGGTGGGTTTATATGCAATGTCTATAGTGCCAAACCTATCTAAAAACTATCTCGTGAATATCACTTGGATGACCATCGTCATTCCCAATATGCTTCGTCTAGCTGTCGGTAGCATTCCACGACTCGCTGTGGACCGCGTATTTTTCATGGCGTCCACGGTGATTGCTTTTATACTCACATTTATCCTAAACAAGGTGTTTGGTGATACGAAAGAGGCGATTGAGGATTCAACTGTTGACAATAGCAAGAAACTTAAAATGAGTGCCTTGCTAGTGGGGACATTCACAGCTGGTGCCCTTATAACCTATTTTGCGGGTATAGATACTTCTATCTACAGTAATATGGGTTGGGAAAATCAAGGCTTGACGATGTAATCCTTGGTAATATAGAAGATAACAGCAGCCACGACACCAGTGGCAGCAAGACCAACAACACTCCTACCCCCTTGTTCGTTAAGGAACTTGGGGATAGAGGTCGCAAGACGGTCCTGTATAGGCTTGCTCACGGCAGCGGCAGCGCACACCGCCACTACGAGGGCGGTGAGTTGCTCATCAGTGAGGTTGAGGGGGTTCTTCTTCTCAGGTTGGGAAGGCGCCTGAGAGGTGGGATAAGCACCCTGGGGTTGGGGGGCGGTCATTTGGGGCATCACACCCTGCATCCTGGGCTCTTCGTTCATCATGGGAGGCTCCATCATAATATCGTTAATGGGAGTAGAATCCATCGTCTCTTTACTCTGTCCCACATTTTTTTCGGGTGTAAAAGACGTAGAAGGATTATCGTAAAGAGGTACCATTCCGTCACCATCATCAGAGAGGTTCATGGTATGTACTTGATGATCAGTGGCCATTTAATATACTCATATGTTTTTGATAACACTCTTGGACGCAATTATTTCCTCTTGGTGATTGTGAGGGCTGTTTTTTTCGACGCCTTCTTGGGATCCTGTTCCTTCTGATCCATGTGCTTGGGGTTGTACATCTTGTTGTGAAGTTTCCAGAGATCTGGACCACCTACCCTGAAGTTTTTCCTGACCGTTGCTTTGTACCAAAATACACAATCCTGTATCTTGTTGGACTTTACCGTATTATCCAACACGAGACACTCGTAGTTTTCAGTGCAAGCATCCATCACCTTGTTGAACATATCGAAACTTGGGAAAATTCCAAAGAATGATTTATATAACTTTTCTCTATTCTGGAGGATATTCTCTCTGAGGAGGAAGACATAATCAACATTGGCTCGAAGTGCTGGGGGTAAATCCATACAATACTGCATCGTCAACATGAAGAAAATCTTCCAGTGCCTACCATTCATAAAACATTGTCGAATACACGGATCTTTGAGAAACTTATTGTCATACATACAATCATCTAAAAGCATAAAAGCGCCACAATTTGTTTTACCAGCACCCACCAACTTACGCTGT